CCTCAAACAGGCCATTTCCAGACACGTGCCCCGTAGCATCCACATTGCCGCTCACTAAGCCACCTGTTTTAGGGTAGGCGTTGTCATTAACCTGATTAGTTAATTTTTGACTAGCCGCTAACCCACTGGAATTGCCTAAATTATCTGTCAGAGCTGTTTTGTTACTGGAAATTAATTGTCCTATCGCCTCCGATAGTTGAGCATCATTATTTTTATTGGGCTTTATTCCGGCCTTACTTAAAACGTCAATTATTTCTCGCTGAACTGTATTAAGCCACGCCGCGTCTAATATTGTTGGTGCTACACCTGCGGCGACATTGCCGTTCGTGTACTCACCATTGCCATCAGCGGTATTTGTAATATCACCGATTTTTTGCATAATAAATCCTCACTCAGTGAAGGTGATTAATAGTTGAATTAAAATTAATGACTGATTATTGTCCGTAGCCGAACTGTAGAATCGTATGAGACGGACTTAATCTATTAAATTGGCATTCGAGTTTTTGGTTTCCCCATGACCGTAATGGGTCGCCACAATAACTCCCACCGGCGACGGCATAATTGATCGTTGTTGTCGGGGCATTAATTCGCCAGACAAATGGCCAATCCTCCCCGTTCAGCGCATCACCACATGCAGACATACCCGCTCTGGCCTGCCTAAATTCCGTAATCGTAATTTTGAATCCGAGTTCAGCCGCCAAACCGATGAAATAGGATTTTGACTGGCCACCCGTTCGTAATAATTTTGATACAACCGATTTTTGTCTCAATGAGATGCTGTCAATTTCCCCAATAGCGCAATCATCCGGTAACCCCAGTGATTTTTCCCATTCTGACAACATGATGGTTGCTGTTGCGGGGAAGCTTCCCTCCAGCAACGAATGCGCATCCTGATCACTACAGTGATAACTGTGTGCAATAGCCCTAATGGTGGCGCTCATCACTGAATTTGGGTTTCGCGTCCATGCCATGCCCGTTGGCAGTAATCCGTTGAGTGCTGAGGTGTATTCACTGACGCTATATTGTTTCATGTGTATTTGACCTCACCCCGCACAGGCAAATGCCCGACAGACAATTCAATATTTTTTGTCGGTGACGTGATAACAAAACCTGCCGTTCCCGGCACATCGGCAATCGCATATTGCAGATCGGATATCAATATTTTTCCCGTTCCGTCCGGATTTCCACTCTCAAATAACACATTATCAATGGCCATCGTAATGCGATGGGTTATTTCAGTACCGGCATGAGCCAGTCCATTGAGAGTGAAATCAATGGTTCGTTTTATCGGAGACAATACCCAAATTAGCGCGGTAACGGGCCGTAACGGGTAAATATAATCAGCGACACGCAACTGATCCCCTGACGCATGAACAGCATACGGTTCATGTGATGAAACACCGTCTGTACCAATGGGGAAACCCGCCTGCCCATTATTGTCACACATAATATACACGCCCACCGTGCCAGCACCCGCCGCTCTGGGTTTGACCCAGGCACGGGTAACACCGGGTACAGCGAGAGCCCACTGTTTATAGTCATCATCCGAACCCCCCTGGGGTGATCCCTGATAGGCCAGCAGCATTCTGGAACGAAAATCCGTCTCACTCTCTATATTTGCGCCGCCCGTTATCGGCGACATTGCCATTCCCTCAACATCGACACCGGCAATACTCTGGTCCAGTGTTAATACTGTGCCTGAAGGGGCATTACCCGCAGCACCACCGCCTGAATTATCGTCTGTAACATCGGGTAATATCGCGATGAGAGCAGCATAACCCCGTCCATGATGAATACGCGTTTCATCGACGGTTTTATATTGATAGCCATCACCCCTGTTTAATATTGTGCCGGCAGAAATAATCTGACCCTCAATACCCGTAAATTGATATTTCTCACAGCGAGCGGGAAACGCAGGTTTTTGAAATATTTTCTTTAGGGCTGCCCAACCTGACAACCATTCATCGGTTGCCGTGAATGGCGTGGTTTGTTTCGCGATATAATCCAGATAGCCATAATGCAGATGTGCCATCCCTGCATCCATATCGGCCAACACCCCCATATTAGAAAACCGTAATAATGGGCCAGTTTCCTGTAATTCTGACTGCAAATAACTGCGGTTTTGCTCCCGGAGTTCCGTCAGCGTTTTTCGTTTAAACGGCATTGTCCCGCTCCCATACCCAGAAAAACCGAACGTCCTCATCATCACGGCCGGGACGCTGGTAACGAATTATCATATTTAGGCGATTTGGCCAGACAATCTGAGTCCGAATATCGATGGATTCCGCAACACCATCGTCCAGCATCCATTGCAGTGCCTCCCGTGCGTAGTCCTCTGCTGCCAGTGCGACCGCTGGGGTTAATTTCTGCCGGTGCAGCAGCCATAAACGGGAACCAATGGAATAATCAGCCCCGCTATCTCCCCACCAACCACGACGATCAACACCGTCAATGTCATCATCAGACCTGGACTGCCTGTCAGTAAACAAACTGATAATCATCGCGGTTTGCAGGTCATCACCGGTGACCAGATCACCGCGTCCAACTATCCAATCAGCATGAATGTTTTTCACATCCCACCATGAGGTAATGTCACTCATTTAACTGTCGCTCCTGTTGTTTGGCTGGTTACGGTTGAACCGCCAGACTCAACACCCGGTACGGGATGCGTGTGATTGTTATAGGAATCACGTAACTGTTGCATGCTGGTTTTATTGCTATTGCAATTATCAATAATATCGCCAGAAACCATTAATACAGGCGTATTCAGCAAAACCTGGGTTGAGGCGTTAACAGTCGCTTCAGACGCATTATTGACTGTGACTGATTTCCCTTGTGCCTCTACTGTGATCCCCGATTCAGTCAGCAATATATGCAGTCCCCACTGGTTATAAATCACAACCTCACCGGGATTTAATCCCTGATGCCGATATTGCTGATGATTACTGCCAATCACGATAGCATTGGAGCGGTCCCCACCCAGAAAAGCGAGAACAACATCGGCTCCGGCAGGCAATCCTGATGAAAATCCAAACTCGGCGATGCGGTTTGTCTTGTCCCTAACCTCCATCACGGTTTGATACTGAACCTGTTGGATGGCACCCTTATCATTACAGGTTGTGACCCGCCCCAGACCGAGCATCATCATCGCGCGACGATATAAATTTTTAACGTCCATAATTACGCGTCTCCATAATCGTGTCATAGAATTCATAGGGTTGAACGGTAAACGCCGCAGGCGGCATCAGGGTTAATTCAGCTCTCGTGCCATCATCGCTATTACGGACATAGGATACCTCTGACAATAACCACTGTTCAGACTCCAGTCCGAAAACAGGCAGATGAATGGGGATCAGGGTGTTGGGCTGCCATAGCGCCCCGCTGATATCACGCCAGCTATCGACCAGCACTTTAAGCACTTTGGCACGCCCATAGCGGCGGTTCATTTCCCAGTCAATGGCTTCCTGATGTCGCTGATGGGAGTGCAGAGTGCTTTCAATGATGGTGACATAGTTCCGGTAACGCATCTTTTCGGCTTCGGGATCTGTTGCGGTGGCAATGGTGACCACGTTATAGCCCTGTCCGTCAGATAATTCACTCAGGCCACTGACGTTCATGGACAGGCCACTGTACTCGGAAAACCGCTCATTCATGGATGACTGATAGTCCGTCAGTTCGATGTTTTTCCCCTGCTCGACACCGCTCGCTGCCACCTTATCGCCGACCCGGGTAAAAAATAAATTGCCATCCGGTGTGTCGTAATACAACAGCGCCGACCAGCGGGTAATACGGTCAATCACCTCTTGGGAGGATTCCCCCCAGTTCAGGGTAAACTGAGGCACCGGCTGCATATCTGTCACATCAGATGTCACTTCTATCCCGTACCACTGCGCCAGTTTTTGGGCGATTTGCAATGCCGTTGCTGACGAAATCACGTTCTGTGGCCATTTCGCCGAGCAGTCCACCAAATCCTGACATTTACTGCGACCCGTAACCCTTATCTGGTGCGTACTTTTATTAATGGATGAATTCCAGATATCAATATAGCCGGTGATAACAGGCTCATCCCCCAACAGAACCTGACAGGGTTGACCTGCCTCAACGAGCTGTTTTTCTTTACTGCCGGGATAATAGTCCATCAATATCAGTTCAAAATCGGAGGGCAACCGCTCGATACCACGCGTCACGCGAATGCTGTCCCAGCCGTGAATTACCCTGCCACCGATAACCAGTGAAAGCTCATTTCCGTTCTTTTTCATTTGCGCAGTGCCTTAAATTTAACGGGCATAAACGCCGGATGCCGGGGATTAGTCGCCTGAATCAGTTCATCACTGCGGCCTGAATCCTGATAAATCCGGTTGGCCACATTCAGCGATGGCAGAATTGCGGGCAAACTAAACTGAGCCAGTCGACCTGATTCCGCCCCTTTCAGTTCTGCACTGGTGACAAACTCATATCTCAACGACATCAGAGACTGATAGATGTCATCCATACCCAAATCACCGGACATCACCAAGGCCGTATCCAGCGCATGACACACCCGTCTTTGTAGGTCATTAGCCTCATGATTATTCGCCGGGGTAAATTCACTGGCAACCTGAGCCATTGCCCCGGCAGACAATACAACCAGTAATAACACCGTCATTTCGGTCACATGGCGGTCAACGGAACTCTGTTGATATCGGGTATTCTGGAATGCCGCTAAATTCTCAAAAATAGCAATTTTCTCATCCGTGCTGCCTGCTGAACGGATAATAGAATCAACAACACCCTGAGCCGCCTGACTGAACTCTTCAACGGTTAGCGAATAGGTTAATTTATCGATAGATTCAGAAATAGATTTACGGCCCATCACCACGGCAACTGTGGTTTTTTTAACTATCTCCGCCTCATCACGATACTGAGAGTCCCGTGACCGAATTCCCGTTGCGCCGGATACTGTGCCACCAATTTTCCCACGCTGATAACGCCCGTAACGCTCGCTACCCAATGTCGTTTTGAGCATATCGCTCAGATTCGTCACCTCGTCCACTGACCGGGTAACCATGCCAATCCACTGATTAGCGGTCGCCTTGATGATTTTCATCCCCTGCACCACCGAGCGAATTTCCCCTCTCACTACCGCGATATATTTCGCCAACGTCGTGGTATACGCCCGAAACCAGTTCTGTTTAATTTCCGTCGCGGATTTGGTGCTGTTAGTGACGGCAAAAACCTGTAATCCGGATTCTATTACTGTCAGTGTGAACTCAAATACCCGGCCGGACTCAGCGTTTTCGGTCATACGAAGGCCACTTTCTGTCACGCTGACCGTCAGTTCGCCCAGGGTAGGATGGATTAATGTTCCTGTAGAACCTGTTTCACAGGCCGCGACCAGATTTTTACGCTGGGTGATAACATCCGGTGCGTCATAAACCAGACTCTCCTGGACAATGAATCCACGCAGGGTAATTTTTCGGGTGGCGCGGCCTAAATCCTCAATCCAAGCGGTATCACGGTACGGGTATTCATGGACTGCCTGGCGGCGACCGAATACGCTCTCACCGGAAACAACCGCAAAGGGCACACCACGAAATGAGGCAGGCCGTAAATGCTCTGACCATTTCCATGATGAGCTATCACCACCCAGCAATGAAGAAATGGCGTCTTTAATAAAGGCCACGTCGTCTTCCTTAAATTTGGACGAAAAAAAACCGCAATTAAGCGGCATATATGAAAAAGCCCCTTTTCGGGGCTTATTTTTTACAAGGTAGATATATTCGCCAGTTTTCAACTTCGGTGTCTAACTCACAGATTCTTTTCCCTTCTGGTGAAATTAAATATTCGTTGTATACACGTCCTTCGCCTTCTCTTATCTCGCTTTGCTCTACAACTAAACTACCTATGTATTTATCATGCTTTGAATTACCTGATAAGTTAGACATATTTACAAATGTCAAATCACCATCTGTAATAAATTTCTCTCTTACGTAATTGTAATTATTATCGAAAGGAATTGTGAAAGCATGTATAGCATGACTGACAGCCCAAGCAGGAACGGAAAAATAAACAATTCCTTTTTCGTAGTTGTAGCCAACTATTTTCATTTTAGACAATGTTTTTTTAGGGTCTTGAGTGTATCTTTGGGTAAAGATATCTCTTTTTCCACGAACACCATCACTAGTTATATAGATTGTTCTGATACTACTTTTGGATTCATATTGTTGGGGATTTTCCTCTTCTATCGTAACAATGGCGAATAATTCCTTAGGATTGGGTATCACCGCCGCTGTAACTTTCATTCCATGTCCGGCAACCCATGATGTTATATCTCTACCTTTATAGCAAACTAGGTTTTCCACACTATAAAGTGTACTATTATGCTTAGGAAATATAAAACCATCATATGGATCTGTCATGTAATTGTCATAGCAACTGATTTTAGTTACATTTTCTGCGTTATCAAAATCACTACTATTATTTAGGCTCTCCTGTTCGTGCTCTTCGTATGGGCTAATTTCAAGTTTGTTATCTTTAAATAAAATAAAATAGTTACCATTATCTTGTGTATAAATAATAGCCCTATCTTTTCCCAAAACGGTAAAGCTAGAGATTGCTACAGCCTTCCCATTACTCTTGTTTTCTAAAGTTGTGAACACATTATCATTGTAACAAAGCTTACTATTACTTTCGTAAATTCCTCCTGATTCATTATGGCAATCTGTATAATGATTAGAGTTCAGCGACCATGTAACAACTATTATCGATAGAGTTATACCTCCCCCCGTCAGCCAAGCTGTTATAGTGGCCACTGCTCTATACCAAGTGGGTTTTGAAGACCTAACTATGATCAATGAAATGACAAAGATCGCTAGAAGAAGCCAAAAGGTATTCCATATAGTCATCGTTATCCAACTACCTCACGTCTCATTCATAGAATGTTAAAATCACCATTAATGAATAAAACATAAACTATTTTAAGGATATTGCATAGAGGTGGTGACTTTCCCCGAAGATTTTGACTGGAATTTTTGACGCTCACCGGTCTTGTCATTAACCAACGTGATCTCGACTTGAAGTTTATCCCTAATGGCTTCTTGAAACACCTTCGCCATGCCTTTTGCTATTTCTGCCTCAGACTCAGCATCCTGTCTATTGCTGTAGAGTGATGGGAATTGTTGATTTTGCCCGTTGGAACCGTATTGCTGACGCTGCTCTCTGAGTATATGGGGCTTGCGCAATCCACTCCATCTATCATCGTGAATAGCGTCATTAATTCCGGCGTTCATCTGTTCATCGCTGTATGGGTTCAAATCATTTTCAACCACAATCATCGCACCCATCACTTTTTTTAACTCTTTCGGATCGTGCATATTTATAGGCTGATTAGGGCCGTAACCAGTTTGCTTGGAGACCCTGTCGATATAACCAGACGTATTATTTCCGGCCTTTTTTGATGCGTATTTATTAAGTAGAGAATAAATCGTATTTAACCCCCTCTCTGCATCCAGCATTATTTGACGCGCCATAGCAGATATCCCGTCATGTGCTGTACCAAATTTCACATAGGTGTGAGTCTTTCCATAGTCTTTACCTACTGCGTTCGGCGCTGCGACTAAATTTCCGGGATTATTATTGCGAATTCCCCTTGGCTTCTTCCCTGTGCTCTTTAATGGATTAGGGTAGTTGGGTTCTTCATATTTTGGCAGCTGGGGAATCTCTTTCGCTTTAGACTTAGCTTCATGTTCTTTTTTCTGCGTTTCCCATAACTCGCTATATTTATCATCTAATTTTTTTTGCAACCCTTCATCCGGTTTATTAATTGTTAGAGATAGCCGTTCCTTAAATGTTAATTGTTTCTTAAATTCATCATCTCCTAGTGCTATATGCCTAATGTCTTCACTTTTATTTCCGTGATAAAAACTATCGATCGTATCTTTCGAACGCATCTTATAATCTTTAACAGATTTCATTTCTGGGCTTTCTTCTAGCATCCATGAGGCACCTGCTATTTTTGCTCTATTCCAAAGTCCATCAACTCTGGCCCCAAATTCATTCGCGGATGCATCAAAATCAACTAATTTTTTATTTTCTTCTTCAGTTCTAGTTTGACCGTACTTTTTCGCCTTATCCAGCCGCTCCTGTATTTTACCCTCTCTGAGTAAGGCCAAAATCTCGGGGGTTAACCCCAATTTCACTATCAGTCTGTTCTCGGTCTCAGAAGGAATATTTTTATTTCTAAATGCCTCTTCCAGTTCCAATAGTGTTGGAATAACATCCGCAGAACCGTTCTTTGTTGTGTGAATTTTAACGCCCAGCTTATCTAATTCTGCACGAGCGGAACCATTCTCGCCCCGTTCTGCGGCATTGAGTGTGTTAAACAAATTCTGTACAGAGTCTTTTGCCTGATCAGCCTCTGTGCCAATTTGAACCATTGCGCCGATTAAACTGGAAGAGTCTTTAATTGACATCGCGGTGTTTTTGGACAGGACATCCAGATTATAGGCATCTTTCCCCATATCTCTTAACGTCTGATAACCTTTTGACATTCCATATCCGATAGCGCCACTGACCGCACCAACCAACCCACCTTTTGATGCCATGCTACTGTATTTCGTGAACAACTCGCCGAAATTTTTCAGTGGCGGGATCATGTCACTGATGTTTTGTACGTTATCTTTAGCTGATTGAGACATATCCCGTAATTTATTGCCTAATGCTCCTGTGTTTTCCAGCGTTTCACTGCCGCCAAATCTCAACCCTTCCCGCGCAGAATTTAATGCAGGCTCCAACGCCTTAATTCTGGCTTCTATCTCAGCTAAAGCCTTTGTCGCGTTTTCATCAGCATGTAATTCAAAATCAAATGCATTAGCCATTATTTTTAGCCTTTATAATTCGTTGCGCCTGTGAAAACCACCACTCCAGACGAGAGCGACTCAGGAGCCACGCATCCTGTGGCCCCCAGCGGTAAAAATAGGTAACTTCCGCCGCTAATCGCTGCCATTGTTGGAGGGGGTATAGGCCAAAAAATCGGTTAAGAACGCCTCACATTCGCGAAAATCGGTGATCGCCATTTTTTTCAGGACGGTCTCAGGCACTGGCGACACCAAAGCAATTAGCAGCCTCATGGCTGCCAACGGATTGGATTTTCTGTCCATTTCGTAAAACTGCTCAACGTCGAACAGCGCAGGCTCCCTTAAATGAATTTCTTCATAAATGATCTTCTGCGTTTTGTCTTCAATCGGCGTGCTTAATTTGATAACTTTTGTCTTTTCCATCATTGCCTCTTAATTTTCAGTAACCGAACCGCCTTCCCAACGGACTTCGAGTTCAGCGTCTTCACTTCTGACTTCCTGATGATTCACCGACCACATCCCTTCACCGATGATGGTTTTACCGTTGGCGAGTTCTGCCACAATGGTGACATTGGTCTGGTTATTAAAATCGGCGACCGTGGTCCCGCCACTGTCACGAACCCGACATGAAATGAATCCTGAGACGGGCTTCTCTTTGTACCCATGCACGGAATCCATACCTGTCAGCGTTTCACGTGTCACTGTTGAGGGACTGTAGGTGAAATCCCCTACCACCATGATTCGAAAGCCGTCAACAGTGACATACGCTGTACCCGCCAGCCTGTTAGATGTATTACCCATAATTTTCTCTTAGTTAGTTGGTTACAGACGGAATTGATTGAGCAGTGCAAACACGCGCAACTGGCTAATCAATGTGCCAGTCCAGAGAACATCCAAACGGTTAGGATTGTGCGCGTTTATTTCGACTTTTAGCCCACTCGCAAACACCTTCGAATCCTGCACATAACCGTTATATTCGAGTGTCCGATACTGGGCGATAAGTTCTGCACGCACCACATTCGGGGTCACAATGGCCGAACCTGCCGCAAATCGCGTGCCGTCTTTGGCCAGTTTCATCCTACGAAATTTAGAGGTGATCTGCGTGCGAATGTAACGAGAGACAAACGCCAGCAAAAACAGCGTTTCTATCTGAAGATAACTGTCGTCATTATCGCCATACGGGTTTTTCTGATAGGTCGTAATCAGGTTTTCCACCTGTACCGTGCCATCATCAGCGACCGTCACGGTTGAAATGCCACTGTGCAGCAGATTGTTGCGTTCAATCAGGTCGAGCCGATCCTCAGCCGCTGGCGCGAGAACACCCGCGACGGGCAAGGTTTGTAATGGCCTGCCGGGGTCGTTTCTGAGTGACGGCGCGACTGCACCGGTGACTGCCGCTGACCAGATGTAGTTGGGGGTCGGTGATTTCGTCACACCCACCAATGTTTCATGCTGATTGTTGCGGCGTGCTCCGGCATCCGCCAGTTCGCCATAGGTTCCGCTGACGACACTGATAGCATGGCCATACAATTGTTGCTCCCAGGACCAACGACCACCAATATCTGACAGAAATGATTTCATCTCATCCATTGACGCGGTGTCGGTGTACGGATTGACGATAAAATCAAATGAACGGTCACTGAGGTTAGACAGGCCGTTTTTCAGCTCGGGGGCGCCTGCACCACCTGTCATGGGAGTGATCACCAATGCCAGCCCTGCCGGAGTGACCTCGCCGCCTGCCTGTCCGCGATAATTGAGGCAAAGATTGATGCCGTTACCGTGCGCACCTTTATTTCTGGCGGTTAATGTCACCGTGTCATTCGCCGCAGTTGCTATCACCGGCAGCGAAGTTTTACGGTTAATCGCGGTGGCCAGTGCCGCCGCAATCTGTGCCGTGTTATCGGTGGCCATAACGGTGACCTGCACACGCTGACCTGCAATATACAGTGAGATAACCCCGGCATTGGTAGGCAGGGATGAGACTTTTACCAGCCCTTTTGCAGTCAGCAGGTTATCCCCGTCTTTCAGGGGCAGCACCCACAATTCAGCCGCAGAATCATTCGCTAAATAGGCCGCAACCATGCCATGCAGCAATGAACCGTGACCATACTGTGAGGCCGCCTGTTCTGCCGAAGAAACACGAACCGGGATATCCGGCGTTGCTGTGGCACTATCCAGCATTTGCCCGATGATGAGCGAGCGCTGGGTTGCTATGGCACTGTTCGCCATCGAATTATCAAACTCGACGAAAAACAGCGGTGTTCTGAGATTATTGGGAATGTGGGAAAAGGGGATCGCCATTATTCATTCTCCTGAGTGGCCTTTTTGACGAGTTTATTTTCCGTCACAGGTTGTGATAAGCACACATCGCCATCTCTTAACCGGCGATGCCAAAATAGGGTATCCGGCACCTCTGCACCAGATTCGGGCAAAAATTCGCCCCTGACCGGGCAGCGAACGAGCCGCCCAGTAACGGGTTTAACAAACATGGGGTTTACTCCAGATTAATGCTGATTTTGGGTTCGGGTGTGTGTGCTGGCATCGCTACGGTCACGTCAATACCGTCCAGTGGGTGCGTATCTATGGGGTAAAAATCCTCCTCACCCTGATAGTATTCAATGTCGATATCCATCAGGAGTTGTGCGAAATGCGATTCACCACTGGCATCAATATCGATTTGCGAGCGAATTTCAGCATATTGCTGTGTGACTTTCGTCAGCTCATAGCTATTTATTACCGCCCGTTCGATTTGTTCCCGCAACGCCTCCAATGCCAGTTCCGCCTGTTCTGCACCGTTATTAATGTCACCGTCAAATTCCTCTATCCTGCCGGTGACTCTGACGGTCGTTACCGTATGAAATTGGGGAACGTTGCGACCCAGCGATTTTTTATGATCAAATGGCGTTTGCACCAAAATACACGGATAATCTTTCCCCCGTGTTGACCAATCACGCGGGGAATAAACACGGGATTGTGCATCCGTTTTACCCATGAGCGCCTGAACCACCATATTGCGTATTATTGATGCGTTCATTTTGTGTGTTTAATCCTGTTGAGTTGCAAATGCGTCCCACCGTGACTGTCCGGCTGAACGTCACTCACAACAAATTCAGCATTGACACTGTACACAAACACCCGGTCTTGTTGCTGTGGCGGGGATTTGAATACCGCATCACGAACACCCAGCAGCGGTTTAGTGGTGTTGATACTGCTGTCACCGTCCAGCGACTCCACCTGTTGGGTATAGGCGCGATCAAACACGCCCATAATGTCGTAGGGTTTGCCTGATTTTGGCCGCCAATTCACGCGCTCGCCAAACTGTTCGTGCAACGGCGCCAGCAGATGTTTATCCCAGTCAATCGGCATCAGGCCTCCTGTTGGACTCTGACCCCGTCCTGAACGGTGACGGAGTTACCGGACAGTAACTGGGATTTCAGGTCATCCAGCCGCATCACAACACCCAGTTGAATCAGGCGTTCCGCGTCCTCGCCAGACAAATAAATGACGGAGTTTTCAGGGTACGCCACACCGTCATGCTGAACCGTATTTCCTTTCAGTACGACCCATTCAGGCACGTCTTCATCCTCTGGCTCTTCCGGGAGTGTATCCGGGAATTTTGTCAGAGCTGGCTCTGACTGAGGTTTTTGCAGGTTCTCTGTCACATTCACCTGCAATTCGGTCGGTAATTCGCCCAGGCCATCAGTGACTATTTCCTGTTTTTTAGCCATATCACACCACCATTGCGCACAATGCCTCATTCACCCGGCTGGGAATGACCAACGGTGCGGATTGCATCATCAGGAAACGCTGCGCGGGATCTTCCTGTAACCACGATTTCGGCGCATAGGCCATTGGACCATAGATAAATGCGGGGTCAATGATGGCACCAAACATACGCGTTCCCATCAGGTCAGCACCAGACATAATGACCGTCCCCTCTGGCAGTATCGGTTTTTCTTTGCCATCCACCGGGTCGATAAACCAATCGTTGTACACCCACAAATCAAACTGCCCCCAATGGCCTTTGTAGACGGCACCTTTCTGCACCTGTGTACCCGGATTAATCTGGTTGCCGTACGGGTTTAATGCTGGGAACTTAATGGCACTGTCGGTAACCGTGGTATCCAGACGGAATGCATTCCATGATTGGGTGGTAAACACCAGATCGGTCGGCACGGCACCGGAATTTTTCAGAATGCGCTGTGACCACGCTTCAATATCCTGTGTTGGCTGGGTGTTGGTTTTACCTGCATCGACCTTGGTCGGCCATTTATCACTGCCACTCAGGGTAACCGTCAGGTCAGCAGAACGCCCGAAGTTGACGACTTTCGTTTCATAGCCATCGCCCGCCACCGTGATCGTGCCGCTCGCCAGCGCACTGGCCGCCATCCACTCTAACCGTCGGTTAATCATATCGATTTGGAATGTCAAATGGTGGTATAACTGGTTGTTATATGGCAATTTTACTTAGAGGATAATGAGGTGGTATAGCCTAACGTATAGCAATAGACATGATCTGAACTGAGCTATTCATTAATTTCAAATATATCCAGTGATAACCCGATATCCCATTATCAATAAAGCAGTGTTAGCACACCAAACGCCCTGAGCTAATGACTAGCGACGAATATCGTATTCAGTGAGTATGTTGGTATAAAAAATACGTTAAATTGAGTCCAATATAATTTCATTAAGTTATATTAACATAAAATGACTTTATCTTGAGGTAGCTACACATCTCGCTATACAATGTTTTTTCATTCGTTAACCTGACAAAAAACATCCCATGGAAAAATTTTTAACCGCAACCTCAACATTTATAGAAAAAGCCACTGACACACGTTATTTTTTACTATTTGCAAGCTTTTTAATTTTGACTGATACCGTTCTATGCAAAACAATCAATACTCCTTTATTGCAGTTCACGTACTCAGATGTAGCTAATAAATTACAACTAGGAGCCACTCTTATTTACATGTCATTTTTTCTTTTTTACATCTCAGTTTTTGTTCCCTTAACCGCTTATACATTAGGTCTTTTATTGAACCTTTTACCACCAAAATGTCTTAGTATATTTCACAATGTAAACGAGGGTAAATATAAAAAAGATGGTTATATTTCAATTTATGAATTAAAAAACGAAGCAATTTCCGAAAACAACAGTGTAAAGCTTAATATATGTATAAAACAAGAAAATAAAAACAATGATGAGCTTCGCCTTTATCAATTATCATTTACCTTTTTATTTACATCAATATTATCTTTTTTTATTACTTTTAATAATCAGGGTAGTATATTAAACATGGCATTTAATTTCTTTAATTATTCTGATGATTTTATTCAACCAATCATCTTACTTATTATGATTATTTTAATAATTTATTGCATTGCTTTAGGAATTGGTGGTTATTGCCTAAATCGTTACACGAGTAGATATATTTATCTTATCAATAAGAATGTACGAGGTGGGTAAATTGATAAAATAGAGATAATAAATTTATTTAAATACACTTTCCTTATTATGGGGAGTGTTTTTTATTTATAATTACCCACCAAAAAATCCTCAACAAAAAAATTACATAACAATATTAATACGAAAAGAAAAATAAGACTTAGAAATATTATCGAGGTCAATAAGCTATAAACACATCGAGCTAATGACTGACGACGAATTTCGTCGGAAGTGAGTAGGTTGGTACGTTTAACGTTCTGAGCTATAGAGGTCGCGACGTATTGCGTCGGAACCTATTGAGTGATTGAGGAGACAGCCAACTGATAGCCCTGCCAGTAAGAAGATCTCCCCATAACAGTGATCAACTGACCTTTCTGTAATAGCATCACCGACAGCGCCATCTCATCAAAGCCCACGACACGCAGCGGATAATCACTGCGCTGATC